CATTTACCTATGATAATGTGTTATTGCGCTCTATACGTGATGTAAGCCCTCCTAGTGATAAGCAAGTTCAATTTATATGGCAATGGGATTTTGAGCAACCATTAATCACAACATCTGGAGCACAGCAAGCGCTAGGTTTCTTTGCTAGTAAAGCACAGAACGGGCTTCCAACATTGCCTTCTTGGTCAAGTGGGGGTTTGATATGACTACATTAACGTATTTCAATCCACAACCAACACAGAATTTTTCATTTAGTCCGACATTGGACGGTGTAAATTATGTTGCTGTTTGCACATTTAATATTTACGGGCAACGTTATTACATTTCAATTTATGATACTTCGCGTAATTTGGTTATGATTAGCCCTATTACTGGTTCGCCTGATAATTTTGATATTAACTTGGCATTTGGTTATTTCACTACATCAACGCTAGTATTTCGAGTAAGTACAGGCAATTTTGAAGTAACTCCCTAATGCGTTATTATTCTATTACTATTTCACCAAATGGGAATACAAGCCCTTTTGCCCCGATTACTTATTCGACATTGGCGTCAAATGGTCAAAATAATGGGTCAGCGTTACAAGTTGATCTTGATATTTTTCAGGCATTTTTTCACCAACCTGCCGGACTTGGCTCAGTTATTATTCATGGCGTGGATTTTTCGCAGTTGAATCAAGGCGCAAATTGGAACGGTGCAAATATAACTATTAACGTAGGAATGAGCGCGGGGCTTCCTTTCGCAAACTCACAGCCGAAATACGGGCCAATTATTAATGGCACTATTTATCAGGCATTCGGAAATTGGCAGGGCAATCAAGTATCATTAAATTTACTTATATTGCCTTCAACAATTAATCCTGACATAGATGTAAATTTAACGTTCAATTGGAAAAAAGGGCAGACATTAGAATCAGCTATCCGAACAACACTTCACATTGCATATCCAACTTTAGAATTTTATGGCGCGACAAGTCCGAATTTAGTTTTTACAGAAGATCAACCAGCTCAATATTTTTCATTAGTCCCATTTTGCAAAAAAATGAATGAAATTAGTAAAATGCTTATACCAGATAAAAATTATTTAGGCGTAAGTTTATCGGCAACAGTGGGCGGTTTTACATTGGTGGATGGAACAATTCCAACAAAGAAACAAATTGATATCGCATTTACGGATTTAATCGGAAATCTCACATGGCTTGATGTTTCAACGTTGCAAGCTAAAGTTGTTATGAGAGCCGATTGCAATATTGGTGATAATATTACTTTTCCCACTGGCGCACCGGCAACGAATACAGCGACAAGTTTCAACCAAGCGCGGAATCTAACATCGTTTGATGGAATATTTTCAATTAATAAAATACGTCATGTTGGGAGTAGTCGGCAACCTGATGCGAATGCATGGGTAACAATTATTGATTGCGTAATACCAGGCGCATTATCACCAACAGCAGGTAAATAAATGAGTAATGCACAAAAAACGCCGCTAGTTGTATCTTTGCAAAAAGCAATATCAAATAAAATTGATGACGCTTTACAGGGATTAGGTCAGGTATTGCCATGTTCAGTAACGGAAGTAAATGGCGCTATTGTTACGGTTAATTTCAATATTAATAATAAGCAATTTACTCCGCCGCCTGTTACTTGTTCAACTATTGGAAGCCAATATATCCGCGTTCCGATTAAGGTTGGAGATACTGGCATATGTATGGCCGCTACCGCACGATTAGGAGGTATTACAGGGTTAGGATTAGGGGTTGCGCCACTTATTAGCCCAAGTAATCTTGGTGGTCTTGTTTTCGTTCCTATTGGCAATGTGAATTGGGAAACAATTGATTCTAAAGCTGTGGTGATAAGCGCACCGAATGGAGCGGTTATTCAGACCGATGATGAATCAGCAAGTGTCATTATTTCAGAAAATCAAATATCAATGACTTACGGGTCAAATTCAATTACGATAAATTCATCAGGAATTAATATTGTAGGAACATTATCATTGAATGGAGTTCCTTATTTATTGCATGAGCACCTTGGTGTTACTGTTGGAAGCGGAATAACTGGAGGTGTTGCGCCATGAGAAGTTATGGAAGAAATTCAGCGGGGGAATGGGTCGAAATAGATGAGCCACAATATATCTATTTAGCTACTCTGATTCAAACATTGCGATTGTCGCAAAATGAAAGCCCTATTTATGGCAATTATGGAATACCTGCGCAACAATCAGTATTGACACAAATAGCACCTGACGCGGCAGTAAATAGAACTCAACAACAATTTTCAGGATATTTTGCTACGCTAACAGTGCAAAGAATTCAATCGGCGGCTAATCCAACTTATAATATAATTGCTACATTGCCAAACGGCACACAAATACAACCCATAGCGAGCTAGTTAATGCCTACAATAACATCAGCCGGAGCAACACCAATATTGCCAACTGCATTGCTTGCGGCAGAAGTTGCGGCAGCGTCTGCATTGGCTCCCGGATTGACAACAGATTTACCGGGTTCATTAGTCGAAGACATGGCAAGCACTGCGACAGGCGCATTAGTTGTTATCGACCAAGCAGTCACCGATTTAATTAATTCAATCAGCCCATTTACAGCTAATGCGGCATTACTTTATGAATTGGGCGCTGTTTATGGTGTAGCGCAAGGACAAGGTTCCAATACATCTGTTTATGTGACATTTATCAGCGTTGATATTGGTTTTGTCATTAATCCCGGTTTTATTGTATCGGATGGAACAAATCAATATATTGTGCAAGATGGTGGAGTAATTGGAACTGTAGGCCAAAGTTTGCCATTATTTTGTTTAGCTGTTGCATCAGGTAATTTTGCTGTGCCAATTGGTACAGTAACACAAATTATCACTTCTTTACCTTCAACGATCACATTGACTTGTGTTAATCAAACTGCTGGATTGCCCGGCGCAGTAGCTCAACCAATTCAAAATTATCAAGCACAAGTAATTCAAGCTGGACAAGCAACATGCCAAGGTGTGCCGCAATTCTTAAAAACTCAATTGCAGAATGTTGCAGGAGTTCAATCTAATTTGGTTTCGATTAGACAATCAGGTAGTTTATGGGAAATTATTTGTGGCGGTGGTGATCCTTATCAAGTTGCAAATGCTATTTTAACGGGAATGTCAGATATATCAAATATAACTGGATCGACTTTAATTGCGACATCAATTTCAAATTCATATCCTGCATCAGTCATAACAAATTTAAATCATGGCTATACATCAGGGCAAGTTATTAATCTTTCTGGCGCAACTGGAATGTCAGGTATTAATTCAATACCATTCACTGTTTTAGTAAGTTCGCAAAATACATTTTCATTGAATGTTTCAATTACATCATTAGTTTGGGCATCTGGAACGGTTACGGTAACAACATCGAAACCTCATGGGCTGCCAAGTGGTTCTATAAGTGGAAATATTTATGCCGCTCTTCCTGCGGCTTATTCGGGCTCATTTACATTGACTGGAACAGGGGCAAATACATTTACCTACCCATTAGCAAGTAACCCTGGTACTCCAACAGCAACAGGATATACAGGTTTTGATAGCGCTACATCAGGTGCATACAATTCAAATAGCGCAATAATTACGCCAAATTTGAGAAATATTACGGTATCTATTAATGATTATCCTGATACTTATAATATCACTTTTGTAAATCCACCAATTCAAGCAGTTACCGTTTCATTAATTTGGAATACAATTTCAACAAATTATGTGTCATCTCTTGCGGTAACAAGCGCAGGAATTCCGGCTATTGTTGCCTATATAAATAGTATAGCAGTAGGACAGCCGATCAATATTTTTGATATGCAAACAGCATTTCAAGCAGCAGTTAGCAATTTAATTCAAATTAGCTTAATTTCTAAGATGATTTTTAATGTAACTATTAACGGAATATCGACAGCACCAAATTTAAATACGGGCGTGATTTATGGTGATCCAGAATCATATTTTGAGACAACCAATTCATCAATTAGTATCTCACAAGGATAATTATGGATGATGAATATTATGTTGATCCGGGCTATTGGGTAGACGG